GACCTTTAATGTTGCTCAGGCGATCCTTCAAGAAGAAATGAACCAGAAGGGAAATAAGAGAAACCCGAAAATGTAAATTATTATATTATAAATAAATCAACAATTTTGGGTTTTCATAAATATTTAATTTTTTCTTTTTTTAATTTTTTATATTATATATATTATAAAATGATTAATCAAGCGTTCATGAAGAGAGTTTCCGAACTACTTAAAGAAGCTGATAGAATGGACTTGTGGAAACATGCTTTTGAGAAGGATAAACCAGAAGATCCTGTGGAGTTTGTTGAAGGAATTATTCAACAATATCCAGAAAAAAAAGAAAGAAAAGTTAATGAAATTAAAGATATTTCTTTTTAAGTTTTTTTAAAAAAAAAAATATATGTTATAAATATAAAATGGATCAATCCACTTTTGATGAAATTATTTCTATTCTTGCGAAAAATGGAAGACCCGACTTAATTAGCGAGTGTGTTGAACATATTAAAATTGATAATGATTATAAACCACCCACTTTCATAAAAAGAGAGAAATATTCTGATGATGAAGGATCAGCGGAAGAAGAAAGTGATTATTCAGTTGAAGAAGATGAAGATGGCTTCCAGTCATTAAAATAACCGCCGATCAATAATAATTCATATCTTTCAGGATGTTTCTTCTGGAATGTTTCCATGTCATTCTTTCTCTTATAATAATAATAAGAATTACGGGCTTTCATTAATTCCTTTTTATTTTTATATTTTTCCTTATACATCTCTTTATTATTTTCATAATGAAGTTTTGATTTATTACGATTATATGTCTTAAACTCTTCTGTATCTTTTATCTGTTCATATCTCTCCTTTTCCCTTTCTCTCTTATTCTTATAAGCTTCTAGAATCTTTTGGATTTGTGCTTCGGATAAATCAAGCGACATTTTATTATCTATTATTAATTATATATATTATTTTGTCTTTAATATATTTAATAAAAAATATTTCATATCATCTTGAATATTTAAATCAAGTTTTAATTCATCTTTTTGAAATTGTTTTTTATCAATTGTATTTCCAGAATGTTGAATACAACACATTATATTAAATATATTTGTAATAAATACTTGATTCTCCATTCCATAAAATATATTATTTCCTTCTCCTTGTGATGAATCAGCGAATCCACAAGAAGCTCTATAAAACTTTTTAGTCATCATTAATGTTGCTTCATGAATTAAATGTTTCTTATCTCCACAATTTATCATATAAGTTTTAAACTCATCATCACTCATCATAAATAACATTTGAGTTGATCCCACACATCCCACTTTATTCTCTTTTAAACATTCATAAGAATATTGAATATATGATGGAAAATATAAATCATCATCATCCATGAAAACAACTATTTTATGAGAAGCCGATTTAATTAAATCATCTCTCTTTTTTCCGATACTTCTTTTCGGTTTATTATCAATATACTTTATTTTTATTGGATTTAAAACTTTTTTCATATTTTCAAGATCTTCACTATTTAATAATTTCTCTGAGCCATCATCATCTATAATTAATTCTAATTTATCTTTCGGATAAGATTGAGTTAATATATTTTTAATTATTAAAGCTAAAAACTTTTTGCGATTATAAGTTGGAATTAAAATTGAAATATTGTCCATTATAATTCTAACATAGAAAATTAATTTTAATATTAAACGATAGTAAAAATCTTTGATTTTTCAATCCTTCGGGAAAACCCATTTTTGTGAATTATTTTATATATAATAAATCAACATTTTTGGGTTTTCCCTTGGGATGCTTCGCTTTTCACCACCACCATCTTCTCTGAACTTCAACTGGATCTTCCCCAGCTAAACTTTCTTCAACTTTATCTTCAATAACTTTTTCTTTTATTTTAGACTTGATATATGATAAATCATTTCTAATCTGTTTTATATCAGACGATAATTCCTTAATGGAATCTGATAATTCTTCAACTGGTTTTTTAGATCTTGATTGTTCCATATATTAATATAAATTATTTTATTTCCATGATAAAAAAAAATATAATAAATATTATTAATTAAAAAATGACTCTTGAAATGGAAAAGTTCAATATAAATGAACTGGCGGGAGCTACTGGTCTTATTCTCGGGGCTGTCTCAGGGATTCTTGTAGTAATATTTAAATCTAGATGTTATTGTAAGTTTAGAGTTGGATTGAGTGATAATTGTAATATCTGTATGTGTGAAAGAAAGCCACCACCAGATCCGAATGAATCTGATGAAGAAGGTAAAGAAAAACAGAATGAAATATTAGATAAAGAAAAGAAAATATTAAAGAAGGAAAATGAGATATTAAAGCGTCAAGAATCTCAACCATTAGTTCGTCAAGGATCTGAACCATTAGTCCCACCAGGAAGACAACGAGAACCAGAACCAGAACCCGAAATTGAGAAATTAGTATAATAAAAATAATTCACAATTTTGGGTTTTTAATTATTTTCTTTATTATTATAAAGATGCCGTTGGATAAAAGTGGGAAACCAGTTCTTTATAAACCATGGAAGAATGATACGAAATCTAAGAATAAATATTGGGTGTATGTGAAGGCGGATAATAAAAGGGGATACAAGAAAATTGGATTCGGTCATAAAGATTATGGACAATTCAAGGATAAATTGGGTCATTATAAATCCCTTGATCATGGTGATCCAGTAAGAAAAAAGAAATATTATTCAAGACACGGGAAGGCTACATCTAAGGATACAGCTAAATATTGGAGTCATAAAATATTATGGTAATTATTTTATTTAAAAATCGGGAAAATTAAATAATTATTTCGGAATACTTAAAGACTAATAATTCCAGATTAAAAGGACTTAAAGATTAGACGATATATATAATCAAGAGTAGAAAACAGAATGAGCGGAAATATGAAAAATAAGTTTAATTCTGAAAAAAAAAATATATCTAATACTTATATGAAATATAAATCAGTTCAACTATATTATAATTCTAAAAGACCGAAAGGGGCTTGGAAGAATGACCCATCGTGTCTAGTAGATCTTGAACTATACACATATTATCAACTGAATAAAACACGCCCAGGGCTTCCGAAGAATTATTCACTTCTGACTGGGAAGAAAAATAATCTCACTATTATTGATATTGATTGTAATAAAGATGAAAATATTGAAGATAATGTATTTATTAAAAAGTTCGGTTCAGATCCACAGAAATGGGCTGATGAACAAGGAGCGGTTGTTGTTTCAACTCCTTCTGGTGGATTTCATGTATATTATCAATATGAAGAGTCTATGAAACATGGACAAGATCATGAATCCCATGTTGATATTAGAAATGACAGCGGATTGATTCTAGCTCCTGGATGTATTCGGGACGGAAAACTTTATGAAATTATCGCTGGTGATATTAATAATCTGAATAAGATGCCCGAAGATATAATCAATCTTGTTCATTCTATTCCTTATTATGATCCATCTAAGAAAGGAGAAAAAAAGAATGTTGTGAAGAATAAAGTTCTAAAAGATAAAAAAACTGGAAAAACTATTAATGTTGAATATGTCCTTGGATGTGATCAATCCCTTTATGAATACAACTTCCCCGATGAATTACTACACAATATCATCAAGGGTCTTCCTTCTGAATATTTCAATTCTTATAATGGATACTTACTATTCACAACAGCCATGAAACAGATTGATCGTCAGGACATCTGGGATGAATACCCGAAACTAAACAATCCCCGTGGCGGTTCTGTTGATTGTGAAGAACATAAGATCTGGATGTTAGAAATGTGGGAAGGAATCACAGGACATAAGACTATGTATGCGATCAATAATCTTCTACTAAATACATCATACAACAACGCCCGAACTTGTCTTGATTATTTTAAACTGAAACCCATTCTAAAAAATAAGGTTGAATCTGATGAAAAGATTAATTCAAGGAAGCTTGGATATTCATTTTTTCAACAGAATATTTCAGATGAAAAAAGATTTATTGTTGTGAAGTCTGACACAGGAACAGGAAAAACAACTTCATTCAAGAGCTTCATGAAATATCTTCAAGAAGAAGGACATAAAAACTACAATAATGGAAGAAAGTTTATTTCAATCGTTTCCCGTATTTCTCTGGGTCTTGAACAATATGAGACCTTTAATGAAGATGGGATTGATTGTGGATATTATGAAAATGACCAGTATGATCCAGATGAGAACTATGTGATTCAGATTGATTCACTTATGAAATTAAATTATTGGTGTGATGTGGGAGCTACTGATGGATGTGTATTGTTTCTTGATGAGTTCAACTCAATCATTAAACATCTAATCACATCTGAAACACTCGCTAAAAATGGAGTCCGTATTCCCATTATGGATCTCCTTATAGAACTTATCAGAAACGCTAAATATGTAATTATGACCGACGCTGATATTAGTGATCCAGCTATGATGTTCGTTCATTTCGCTCTGAATCACGAGACTAGATATAATGGAAATCTAAAAGATAAACTAGTTTTTATTGAGAATGAATATAAACACAATAATGGGAAAAAAGCGGAAGAATTATTCAATATTGATGAACTAATTAAATTGATGAAAAAAGAGAAAAAATGGATCTGTCCTTGTGATGAAGCCCGATCATGTGATATGTTGAAAGAACAGATCGGAGATCCGAATATTCTAGTTATTACATCTAAAACTAATAAGAGATATAACTGGGATGAATATGATAGAATCATCTTCTCCCCGAAGGTTATTTATGGTCTTGATTCAGTTATGGAACGCCCTGTGTTCTGTTTCTATCAAGAGACCACGATTGATCCACGAGATATGCTACAACAGATCAATCGTAATCGTTCTATTACGAAACTCTATTATTTATTCCAGAGAAAGAAATGTAGAGATACAGATTTCAACACATTTCAAGATTGTGTTGAAGATACAGACAATCTGAAAAAATGGTGTGATAAGAATAATTATCTCCATCAAGAGATTTCAAGGGTTCATCCCATTTTCAAGGAAATATTCAATATTCTGAAATATAATAAGGATTGTTATAATTCTAATCCATACGCTCACTTCAAGGAACTACTGGGAATCAGGGGTTTTATTGATGATACTAAAATAGCTCAATCATCTGTGAAGAAGTCTAAACAGCTTCTAAAAGAAGATAAAGAAAGACTTATCAGCTCCATTAATAAGGATATGGAGTTCGTGAAGAAAATGAATGAATATATCGGACTTCCCGAAGATCAGATTGAAAACTTCAAGGAGATCTTCATGAATCGTGATTTCATCGGGAATCTCATTAGTCTCAGAAAGTTTATTTTTGATAAACACGGACAGACTTATGACCCAGAAGAAAAGAAATGGATTGATGATTATGAAAATGAAATTGATAGATTCAATAATCAGAAGGATCACATGAAAGACAAGATTATGGAAAGTAATGAGTTTAATATCAAGAAGATTAAAAGTAATCAATCTAAGATGATTTATATTGATAGATTAAGGGAAGAACTTAATATGACAGACAGACTAAAAATTAATGGATTCACTCAGCTAAGTGAAGAGAAGGCGAATGAATATTATGAAGAATATAAGGCGATCTATACTGATAGAAGTAAGAAGAATGAAAACCCACTTCTCACAGAACAAGGAACTCAGAAGTTTCTGGGAATGTTATATAAAAAGACATTCGGAGTGAATCCGTTTCCAGTTCAATCAACCAGTAAGGATGGAAAAACAATTAGAAAATATGATGACGCTGAGCTTGAAGGATTTAATGTATTCTATGAAGTTTATAAACTATCTAAGGATGAATATGTGAAGAAGAAGGACATGATCCATCAAGGGAAACTGGATTCAGAGAAACTTGTGGGGTTTCTAATGGATGATGAATAAACGAAGTGATCTAACGATAAACCCGAAAATGTAATCTTCTATATAATAAATAAATCAACAATTATGGGTTTTCAATAACTCTTACTTTTTAATTTCTTTTTTTTATTTTTTAATTCTTTTTTTTTCATGGATTTAGATTCTTTAAATCCTTGGAATATTTCATTCGGATTAATTTTATCTGGTTTAATTTCTTTTTCAACATTATAATTTAGATTCTGTTTATAATCTGGCTTTGATGGAACTGGCTTCACATTCTTAGTTTTCTTTTTTTTCGTCATTTATAATATTATATCTATTTTTTTTTCATTTTATTTTTTTTTAAATAAATATATTAAATATATTATAAAATGTCATTAGTGTTGCTCACGAATAAAGATCAAGATAATACTTTCAGACAGGAAGAGAGTGTTTATTCAGCGTTCAGTTTTAAAAATGCTCTTTCTTCCACTTACAAGATCCCCCCGAATAGTCAGGTCGCCCTTCAATCATGTAAGGTGAATCTAGATGGAAGACTAACTATCACAGGGGCGAACTCATGGTGGTATGATTACTTCGGAGAAGATCTAGAATCAATTGATAATAAAGACGCTTCGGGTGATGAAGTTGAAGAAAAGATTGATTGTTCATTATATTATCCGAAACTTCAAGATTTAGATGTAAGGCGTGGAGAGATTCTTGAACTAACCACAGATGAAATGGCTTCAAGAATAAAGGAAAAACATAGAGAATATCACCCGAACTTGAAAGGTAAGTTTTCTTGTTCAGTTAAGAGAAATAGTGGATTAGATTTTCTTGGTTATTCTTTCGGATACAATCAAGACACAGACCAGAATGCTTCTAAAAAACCCACTTCGGCTGAACCATTCTTTCAGGAAGATGTCCCAGCTGATTTCACTTGGAATGCTTCAACTTATCAATTACATAGAAAAGCGGGAGATCATGAAAGACCCGCTGTGGGTATATTACTGGGAACTCCCCTTTCTCTCAGTAATGGTAAAATGAGAGTTAATTTCAGTAATGCGAACGCTTCATCTGTTCCATGGGGAGCTGGATTAAGTAGAGATTGTCCGAATCCATATTTGAATGAAAATGAAGAATATAAACCATATTATTTTGATAAACTTGATGATGCTGATGAAAGTTTAGAGATGGACAATATGGGAGCGTGGTATTTTGAAGATTTCGGAGTTCATAGAAATGAAAGTGATGAACTTGTATTGAGACATGCTGTTCCGAGTGGAGATTATATGGTTTATAAAGAAGTTAAATATTGGACTAATAGTAATTCTGATCTCTCTGGTGCGGGAAGATATGATCTTGATGATAATAGTGGAAATTATGAATGGATTGAGTTTCATGCTGAAAATGAAAAAATGAGTGTATATATTGGACATGCGGGAGCTAAGGATTTAATAACTGAGTTTGATGTTAATGAACCGAAGGATTCATATTTTAAACCGATTGCTCAGACATCTTGGTGTCTTCATCCAGTTTTATTTGTTGGAAAAACTGATACAGCTGAAACGAACCATATTCATCTCACTACATTTTCAGGATTGGATATTGCTGATTATAATTCAAGAGATTTAGATAAATGTGGATGGTTTGAACAAGCTTCATTACTTTCTAATATAGCGAATTGGAATGCGATTGGAAGATGCCGAAGTGTTGATCTGAGATTGATATTAGATCCCACAGAAACAGATGAACCTTATGATTATGAACCACAAGGTCTAAATCCTGGGAATAATAGTTTAATTAATAAATACGCCATGATATTGAGACCGAATAATTTATATTTCCCCACATTCGGATCTGCTTGTGCTGATCTATTTGGATTTGAAGGAAGATCTCTTGTTATGGATGGATCAGGAACTTTCCCAGCGATTACTTTTGAAAGTGATTCAGCCCCATCATTAAATTGTATGAAATCCATATTCGTAAGATTAAATGGTTTCGGACAACAACTTCTTAATGCTAGAACTGGGAATAAATCAACTATTCTTTCACATCTTCCCACAGCTGATTCAAGGGCGAGTGATGGAACTTCTCAGAGAATATTTTATGAACCGAAAAACCTTATATGGTTAGATCTCAATAATTCTTATGAATTACAAGTTTCAGATTTCTCTGTTGATTTCGTTTATTCTAATGAACAATATGCTAAGATCCTTCAAGGTCAATCTGTTGTCATGTTATATTTCAGAGAAAAGGGAAAGATGATGGAATAATATATATAAAGATTAATTATTATATACTTATATAGTAGAAAACAATAATGGCTTCAATCTTCTCTAATCTCCCGAATAATCTTATCATGAATATTATTAAGATGGCGGAAGATGAAAGAAAAAAAGAAGAACAGATTGAATTGAATAAATATTTATTTTCAAGATGTATTTATGAATTAAAATCTTTTTCTGAATATATTGATAGAGAAGAAGATGGAGTTTTTATTGCGAAATATGATAAATATGATCGGGGAACAAGATTTTATTTAAGTTCAATAACAGGTAGATATTATGATTCTTCTGATGAAGATGATTATTAATCTAATAGATTAATTTATTAATTTCTTTTTTTAATTTTTATAATAATTTTTAGTTATTTTTTATTATTTATAAATAAAAATATTTATATTAATTATAAATAATGGAAAAAAAACCACCACCACAAGTTCTTTTTAATTTTCAAGAAGATGATATTGTTGAAGAAGCTGAACCTTCTTTAAGTGTTGAAGTTAAGGATGAAGAAGAAGATTTTGAAAGTTATGAAGATGAATTAATTAAAATTGAACAGAAAGAGAAACCGAATGAAACTGAGATATTTGAAAATATCCCATCACCACCGCCATCACCCCATCCATCACCAGTTCCACAATATATTGAAGAAGAAGTAAAACCGAAACCTGTGAAGGCTAAGAAACCGAGAAAACCCATGAGTGAAGAACATAAAAAGAAACTTGCTCTTGCTCGGGAAAAGGCTATGGCTGTAAGGAAACAGAAAGCGGAAGAAAAGAAAAAGATGAAAGCCTTAGAAAAAGAAGAAAAGGAATTATTAAAAAAACAGAAAGTTAAAAAAGTTCAGAAACTAAAAGAAGAAGTAGAAGATGATTTAGATGAACCAGTTTATAAAATTGATAAAAAATTAATGAATCTTACTAAACAAGATCTTCAAGATGCTCAACTAGAAGCGATCATGAAATATGATGCGATGAGAAAAGAAAGGAAAAAGAAAAAACAAGAAGAGAAGATGATTGAAGAAGGTAAAAAGAAAATGTTAAATAATATTCAGAGAGCTACTGGGACTTATTCTTATCGGGACGGATCTAATAGATTTGATAATTGTTATTAAAACCCAGATTTGTAATTATTATCTACTTTGATGAGTAGAGAAAACCCATTTTTGTGTTCAATCTATTATATATTAAATCCACATTTTTGGGTTTTCGTTTAAAATCTTAAAATTAAAATATTTATTATTATTATAATGAGAAAAGTTGCGTTTTTAGTTCCCACAACTTCTAAGGATAGAAATTGGAATGATTTTAGTGATTCATATTTAAATCAGATATTACTTCCATCAATTACTAATTTATCACATTCATTTAATATTGAAGTTTTTATTGGCTATGATTCTGATGATAAATTATTCAGTAATATTTCACTTCCAGAAAAATATGATAATATTATTTTAAAATGGTTTCCGATGGGGAATCAATACAAGGGAAAGCCTTGTCATATATGGAATACTCTGGGAGAAATGGCTTTATTAGATAAACATGATTATCTACAAGTCTGCGGAGATGATATTTCATTTGATAATAAAACTGAATGGTTGGGAATATTTATTAAATTATTAAGTAAAAATAATAATGTGGGTTATGCTTCGGGTTGGAGTAATAATGATAATATCCCCACTCAATTTTTATTTCATAGAACTCATATTGAAACTTTTGGATGGATCTTTCCCCCGCCGATTCATAATTGGTATTGTGATGATTTTATTTATGGATTATATCAAGGACAAGGTTTATGGATAAAACAATATCATCATTTAAATGTTGGGGGAATGCCCAGATATACTCCGAATAATGATAAAGAATTATGTAAATTATTAATTAAAAGATTTAGAAAAAAATTATCTAAATAAGATTATAATATGGAAAAAGTTTGTCCGAATGGAAAAAAAGTCTGTGATTGTTCCCCCGAAGAATTGAAACAAGCTAAGATGAAAAAAAAGAAAAGACCACCGAAGGTTTATAAAGTTAAAGATCCTGAGCCATCTGCTAGATTTGAAGATATACATGAAAATCTCCCGTCCATGCCTTCATTACTTTTAATTATTGGAAGCGTCCGTAGTGCTAAGAGTAATTTGATATGTAATCTTTTAATGAACCCTGAGATGTATAAAGATATGTTTGATATTGTGAAGGTCGTATCAACTACACTCCATTCATGTCATAAAGGAAAATTACTTAATAAATATTTTGAAGCGACTGACACTTATTCTGATGATATTATTGAAGAAATAAAAAAATCTCAATCTCAATATGAAGCTACTGAACGCCCGACCTTTTGTTTGGTATTAGATGATGTCCTGACTCAGGATTTCAGTAAAAATAACGCCGTCTCATTTTTTTCCACGAGATTTCGCCACTACATAGATATGTATATTATAGCGACACAATCGTTTCGTGCTGTTAGTGGTTTAATTAGAAATAACGCTACGGATATTATTATTACTAAACAACAGAATCAGAAAGAATTAATGAAGATTATAGAAGAATATGGATCTATGTTTCCGACTTCTGATGGAGCGGGAGATGGAGAAAAGAACTTGATGAAGATGTATCAAGAAGCTCATAAAGAAAGATTTTCATTTTTATATTTGAAACTTTCAGAAAATCCGCCCCATGCTTTTATCCGATTTGAAGAACAGATTTATCCGAAAAATTAATTTTATTTTTTTTATCAATATATTTTAAATATTTCATATAATATAAAATATGGATTTGTATTCTGCTGATGTTGGTGCTATTCAACAAGGAAACATGAGAAGTCAAGCGGTCATGGATGCTAATAATAAAGTAAGAGAACACAATAATGCTCTCGCTGGTCAGATTTCTCAATTAAAATCACAGGAGAAATCTGCTGATACAGAAGAAGGAATTAAGGATGCTATTGGTGGATTTATTGCTAGTGGAAAAATTGGTGGAAAAGTAAAGAATTATCAGAAATGGGTTGCGAACCAGACAGCTAGTAATCCCACAACACAAGCGGAGAATCAATTAAGTGAAACTGCTAATGAGTCTCCGACTGCTCCACCCACGAAAGAAGATCCATCAACTAAACTAACAGATGAAGGAGATGGGATATTTAGTAGTGAAGGAGCGTTAGAAGGTGAAGAAGGTGGAATCAGTAGAGCGAAACAAGGAATTAAAAATGCTCTTGGTGTAAGTGATGAAGCTGTTGAAAATATTGGAAAAGGTGTGGGTGAAATTGCTTCGGTTGGATTAGCGGGAATGGATATTTATAAAGACATTAAAGCTGGGGGAATTGCTGGTGATAATTGGGCGAGTAAAACTTCTAATGTATTACAGATTGGGGGAGCTATTGCTGATCTTGGGGGAGTTGTATTTCCCCCACTAGCTCTTCTTGGTGGTGCGGTTGATATTGCTTCGGGAGTTAGTGGTGAGATTGGAGATTTAATTGATTCTGGAAAACAAGATAAAGAAACTGATAAATTACAACAACAAGAAACTGAAACGACCCAGACAATTCAAGCTCCCACTCCTGCTTCAACTGGGAGAGTATCATAAACGGAGTAATCTTTGATAAACCCATTTTTGTGGATTATTTATTATATAATTTTTTCACAATTTTGGGTTTTTTATTTTTATCTTAATAATATTATAATGCCCACTTTTCGTCAGAAATATAATAAAAAATATGGATATAAATTAAATGAATCACATTCATTAAAAGAGATTTCAGATAAAACTGGATTCACATTACAATCATTAAAAATAATAAAAGAGAAAGGAGAAGGAGCTTTTTATTCTAATCCACAATCAGTAAGGAAACATGTTAAATCGGCGGATGAATGGGGAATGGCTCGGGTCTATGCTTCAATCTCTCCTGGTTCTAAATCTAATAAAATAGATAAAATACATTTGAAGAAAAAGAAGAAGAAAGCGAAGAAATAAGTAAATAACTTTTTTAATTTTTTTTTTGTTAAATATAATATATTAAATATATTATAAAATGAGTTCATATTGGAAAGTTGATGACACTATGCGAATCGGTCAGAAATATATTTCCATTCCATCTGAGAATGGTTTGGAATATTCACCAGAACAGAAGATTCAGATTTTTGTTGATCCATCCACTAAGTTCATGAGTGGTCAAGATAGTTATTTAGATTTTAATTTTCAGATTAAACTTCCTTCGGGTTCTCCCGTTCCCACGAGACTTGCTCTTGATCAGATGGGTGGATCTGCTCTCATAAAAAATATTCGTATTTATGATGGTTCAAGGGGGACAATTTTAGAAGAGCTGGATTCATACTCATCTTTATGTAGTGTAAGATATGATTATGACACAGATGATTCAACCCGTAATTTCAGAGCGTTGCGTGAAGGTTCGGGTGTTCATAATCATGCGAATCGTGGAACTATGGGATCTTCTTATTCGGTTATGGCTAATACTCTCACGAATCCTTATTTCAAGAAAGTTGAAGGAAACCAGAATGCTTCTAATACATGGACGAATGATGCTTTCTTAAAGGCGAAGCTATGTATTCCATTACATACAGGAATATTCGCCCAGAATAATCACATCTTCCCAGTTATGATGACGAATGGTTTGTATATAGAAATAGACACACCCCCAGCTGGGGAAGTTATTAAACAATTAGATTCTGTATTAAAGAATCGTAGAACTAAGCTCAATCCATTTTTCCATTCTCTTAATGGATCTCTTACTGGCCCAGACAATTGGCCTGCGAATGCTTCTACTTTTGATACTTTCTATGTTTCTAAAAAAAATAATCTTTCTGGAAATGATGCTGTTTCTAAGTTCCCTTTTGTTATTGGTGAAACATTTAAGTTCTGTAATTTTGATGATATAACAGAAACTTCTAAACTTGGGGGAACAGCTACAATTTCGGAAATTAATTTATCTAGTAATGGATTGATTGAAGTGAAACTTTCTACTGCGATCGCTAATAATGGAGCGGGTGCTTCCGCCATAACAAGTGAAGTGGATGTCATGTTTTCAACGGCGGTTGAAGACGCCACTTCTTATGAGCCATCATACACCATATCTAATGTAAATCTTATTATTAGTGAAATTATGTTAGATCCGAATTATGAAAGGGGAATGATTCAGAAGGTAAGGGAAGGAAAGAATATTGAAATTGATATTATGACAGCGACTAATTATAAACATAGTATTCTTGCTTCTGATAGACAGACAACTTTTCAGATCTATGCCCAGAATAGTCGGGCGAAGAGTTTGTTAGTTGTTCCACAAGATTCAAGCGTTTATTCTGCTAAGGATCAGATATGTGCTTCGGGAACTTATGAAATATTAAAGAATGAAGATTCAGATGATACAGCCCTTTTCAGTAATCGTTCGGGATACACGGGAGCGTGTGATGAGCTAAAAGACATACAATATCAACTTCAAGGGAGACTTGTTCCGTCTCGTCCGATTGATGTTTCTAAAATTGCTTCAAGACAATCTATTGATGCTTTCCATCTTTATGAACTTGAAAAATGTTTGGATAATGCTGGTATTGTTCCACGCTCTTTCCGAGCCTTTAAGGATAATTTTGTATTCGGAAGGGGTTTCGGTGTAAATCAAGGAGCTTTGGATCTAAGGGGAAAAGATCTCGCTGTAATTCTAAAATATACTAATAGCGACGCTCCATCTAAGGGAAAACTATTTAATTCTTTCGTTGTTCATGTTCGCCGACTATTAATTGGAACTGGAAGCGTTCAAGTTGTTCTCTAAGTAAAACCCATTTTTGTGAATATTTATTATAATAAAAAATCAACAATTTCGGGTTTTATCAGAGATTATCCTTCGGATTTAATAATTATTTTTTTTTATTTATTTTTCTTCTGAATATTTTATATTTTAAATATTATAAAATGACTTCTCGTATTGTTGAAATTAGACCTGATAATGTCCCCGCCGATGGTGTTGTTAGTTTCAAGAATGGTTTTCCCGTTCTTTCATTCACTATTTCTGCTCAGGAAGGTATGTTAGATCCTTCTTCCATTCGTATTGTTGGAAACTTTAATGTTTATTCTGATAATAATGCGACTCCCACACCCGCTCAGGCTGGGGATAATCTCACTATGAATAATCGTCTGGGTATTTATAATATATTTGATCAGCTCACTATTCGGGCTCACAGATCTAAAATGATATGCGAACAGATCCGCCATTACGCTAAATGGTTTAATACTTATTCTGCTCTTACTAGTTCTCTTAATGATCAGATTGGACACATGGGAGTTTCTACATTACAGATGCCTTCTGCTGATGCTTTCCGCCAGTCTGTTATTGAGAATAATGCTTCGGGAACTCAGGCGGTTAGTTTCTCAGCTCATCTTCCATGCGGGTTCTGTCAATCTGGATCTATGGTAGATCTAAGACCTGATGCTTTTGGGGGTGTCCAGGTGGAAATTATGCTAATGCCCGATGCGAACGCTTTATTTTTTGAAACTGGAACTATTCCAGCGGGAAAGAGTGAAGCCCATTACAGATTATCTAACTTGAAATTATGTTGTGAAGTAAAAGATCTTCCAGCGGATATGAGTAAAGCTCAATCATCTGGAACATTTGAGTTCAACACAATCACTTCTCTCTATACATCAATTAATTCCACTAATGCTCAGATTCAATATTCTCTTGCTCTTAGAAATCTTCAATCTTCCTTTATGACTTTCATGCCTGTTGCGAATATTAATACTCTTCAAGCTGATGGATCTGCTACAACATTCCCTTCTAATGCTTCCGTTTCTGCTTCTGGTGGTCAGATTGCTAATATTAAGAGAGTTCAATTCTTAAAGGGTGGAACTAAACATCCAGCTGAGTTTGATTTTAATAATGTAATTCTAGATGATTCAAGAACACAACTTCCAGATCCCCAGATTATCAAGGGTCTTTATGATGCGATTGTTCCAGCTTTCAATCAGACACGATCAACTATTTCTCCCATGAATACTAATAGAGATTATCTATTGGGAACATTAAAAGAACCCACATCATATTCTCGTATCCCAGATGGCGGAGCTGTTATGGGTCTTGGTGTAAAGTATGGAATCGGAGATGCGGGAGAAGATTTTTCACAAGAACAATTTGGGGTTTCAATTGAAAGTGAATTAGACACAGATAATCCCATCGGTGTTTATTTATTCTTCAAGTCTAAGGCTTCTCTAATATACAATCAATCTGGCGTTCAATTAGTTCAGTAAAAACCCATTTTTGTGAATTATTTATTATATAGATAAACAACAATTTCGGGTTTTGTTTTCTACTCAATAATTTTTTATTTTTTTATTTCATGATTTATAATATATATATTATTATAAAATATGAGTTATTCTGATGAAGGTAGTATTCCCGATCTTATTTCACTTTCTAAGATTCCCGTTAATTTTCAACAACAGATTGAAACTGACCTTTTAGAGCCAGTTGTTTTCAATCAAGGTTCATCCACTCAGGATGGGTTCTGTCGTTTCACCTTACAGAACAAGGGTTTTCTTCATTCCCATTCTAAACTTTTTATGTCTGTTGAAGCTGGGACTGGTGTTAATAGTGGTTATTTCAATCCTGCGACTGGGATTGGTCAAGTCGTTAAGAAAGCTGTTCTGAAAATTGGTAATAAAACTCTGAATGAAGTTTCTTCGTGGGATTCGCTCCATGCTGTTAAATCTTCATTAATTAAGAATGAAAATAATGTTGAGCGTGAGATGTATATGACTGGGCGATTCATGAATCATAAGTTCCAGTATGCTTCTGGATCTAAGGATACAGCGACTCGTTATGAATTAGATAATGGATATGAATATGATGGAGACCATCCTGGTGAATGTAATGTTCCACTATGGGCGGAGATGGACACAGACCACAAGGCTGACTCCCCCACTTATTCAATTGATTTAAGTGATCTTTTCCCATTTTTAAAGGTTAATCAACTTCCATTATATATTATTAATGAGCCGATCAATATTGAACTAACCTTTTATCCGACAACTGGACACAGATTACAGATTGATGCGAATGATACTCCTGGGGCGGAACAACTTATCCGCCGAAGTGATTTGAAGTTCTGTGCTGATTATGTGTTCTATGGACAATCTGATGAAATGGAAAAGTGGGCTAATGCTAATAAAGATTTAAGTTTCTCATTTGTAGATTACAGACTAGTTGAAACAACTATCAACGCCACGAAACTCGGTTCGGGTATAATTAGAAATCTTGGTATGGCGAATCGTGTTGTTCCCCGTATCATTACTCTCTTATCTGATACAGCTAAAACAGAGACTAATATTCTCACTCAGGCGTGTAGTATTGCTCCATCTCTTTCTGGATCTGGTGGTTCAGCGGGAACTCCTGGTGTTATTAAGTATAATGTAAGATATAATGATAGATTTGAATATACTTCGGATGTTGATAATACAGCCCGTCTATTCAGTATTCTAACAGATTCGGAAGGAGTCCCATTCCTTACTAGAACTGAATATTCACAGGAAAGAGACACAATTGGAACTTCCACTCTTCAAGGTAGAACACAGAACGCTGAACTTAAAGGTCATTTCTTCTATCTTGGATCTAAGCTCACGGGTGGGCGTGTTGGTCAGCGTGGAGTTGAACTTCATTTAAGTGGTGGATTCACGGGAACGATTGCTGACACCATGCGAAACTTCTGCGAATATCTCCGTGTTGCTCGTCTAAGTAATGGAATGTTTGATGTGATTAATGCTTGATTCATTCGTTTAATTTCCAGAAAAAAAAAATATTATAAAGTATATAATGACTCAATTTGATATTGATTATAAACATGGAAAAGAAAGTGAAATAATTTCTCTTCCAGATTTAAGAAAAGTATTCGGAGAAGATTTAATTTTAGATGATGAAATGTTTGCTCATTTTGATTATTTTAAAGATAATTTAATGGCTGAATTAAAAACCAGAGATGATATAGTTTTTAAAGATGGAGAGTTTCATTACACAACTAGAAGGGGAAAAAAGATGATATTAGATTCAATTTATTTTGATGCTGTAAAGATGAGATTTGCTTTTCAACATAATAAAAAAAGAAAAGATAAAAAAAGATTTTTTATGATATGGAAATGTAATGGAGAATATTTTTATTGGGAATTAAATTGGGATAAAATAGAATATTTTATTGAAGAACAAGATAGAGATTTCGGACATGGTTTTAAACAAGTCCGAGATGTTATTAATGTGAAAGTAGAATATATAAAACCCCTTTCATCTATTTCTCTTTAATATAACTTTTTTCCATAACTTCCGTTGAATGACCCATTTTTTCAGCTAATTCTTCTTGCTTCTTTTTAAGTTTTCCATATTCACTATCTTCACCGAAGTGATGTGAAGCTACAATTTTTCTCATCATAGTTGTTGAGACAGAAGCTCCATTAAGATATTTTTTAGATGTTTTCATTAAGAGTTGAGAAATCATATTTCTACTTAATGGATTCCCAGTTGAAGATGTAAATAATACATCTCCCATTTTCTTTCCAGTTTTTCTGATATACATGTTTAAGATCTTTTCAAGATCCTTGGGAATATCTATTTTCTTTTCTCCATATTTTTTTGAAGTTTTATATTCATTATAAACTCCGAACATTTTATTTTTTTCTTTCACTAAATAATTATTATTCTTTTTATCTTCATCTTTTAATTTATTATATTGAGATTTAGATATTAAGATTTGTCCCGCCATATCATTTCTAGTGGGAATCCTTATCAACATATTATATAGAGTATAAACCATTAAAAGTTCTTTATCTTTTCCAGTTAATTCAGATTTCTTTTTTAATCCTTTTGATTTAATTTCATTTTCCATGCTTTTAATCATTTCTTCAATCTTTTCATATTCAACGAAATTATTTTTCTGTTTATCTGAAATCTTCCCAGAACTCATTTCTTCATCATATTTAGAATTAAGCTCATTTCTGATCTTATCATATTTTTCAATTAATTCATTATATTTATCATCATGATTGAGAGCCATTAAAAGAACAATAATAGCGTTATAAGTATTTCTTCTTGAAGTATAAGCTTTATCTTTTAGTTTATCTTTCACTTCTTCAATATTTTCAAGGAAATCATAATTATCTGAATTAAATAATTTCTTTAATTTATTCAAGTGAGTTTCATATTGTTTAATAGTATTTGTTTTCAAGTGTGGTCTAGCTTTTGAAATTGCTTCCATGGGTTTCTCCGAATTAATCTTCATATTTTATATAATATATAAAGATTATTTTTAAATAAAAAAATTAATAAAAAAAGATTATTTTAATTTATCTTTCACTAAATCTGGATTAATTGAACATATTTTATCAAGTAATTCAGAATTAGATTTTAAAAGTTCTTCTGTCCATTTTTTAAGATCTTCATATTTCTTTTTTTCTTCATGATAAAGTTTTTTCCATTTAGAACAATTGGGACAATATGCGTGATATATATGCGATAGATCAATCATGTTATAATATCTAAAATATTTTATTTTAAATAAATTAAAAAATAAGAAAACCCATTTTTGTGAATTATTATATTATAAATAAATCAACATTTTTGGGTTTTTAGTTGAAGTAAAGAATAATTGGATCTTCTGGGGTTGAATGTCTGATCTTAATATTAGTATAATGAACAGATTTCTGAATCTTTTTATCATCAAGGGTTTTCTGAACTTGTGGGGAAATATAAGCTTTAAAAGTCATTCCTTCAAGTTTCACATCATCCTTTAATAACTTACAACATCTTCTAACTGATGGAATATCTCCGAATTGTTTTATGTAATCCATATCATCAATAATTTCTTGAATATTATTATATTTAGAACAATTTAAATCATATCCACTCTTACAATAATTAATGATAAACTTAGCGATATTCATGACATCATTTTTTTCTTTTGTTGTTAATAATTTCTTGGGATTTTGTTTTTCAAGAAAAACAATTAATTGATCTTTATTATCAATCTTAAAATAATTCTCTTTTATAGTGAAATCTTTTCTTAAACAATCTTTAATTTTATCTTGAATATTTTTCTTATTATCTTGATGAGAGAATACAATTGGGAGACCGAGATAATTAATAATATCAATTAAATCATTTTTGGAATGGGATTTATGAATCATTTTATAATATATAAAATATTTTATTTTTAATTTTTAAACGAAGTAGATTATTTTATTTATTATAATTATAAATGCCGTATAAAAAGGGATCTTTGAAAGGACAACTGACGACCGCTGAAATAAGGAAACTTATTTCTGCTCATAATAAATTATCTAAAATAACCATTCCCCCGAGATCTACTCGTGATGAAATTATGTCAATTATTTCTAAGGCTGGATTCAGAGTGAATCATGAACAACAGAGACTTGAACAGACAACAGCCACTAAAAAAGATATTTCACTAGAAAAAGCGAAGGAAACAACTAAAAGAGTTCCGAAAACAGAACAACAGAAACAACAAGCTAAGGAGAGAATGGAAAAGAAGAAGGCTGAGAAAGAGAAGGAAATTAAACTCGCTAAAAAGGAAGGTGTGAAGGAGTTTAAACAGAAGAAGGCGGAAGCGGAGAAAAAGAAGAAACCAGCTCCGAAACCAGTTGAGAAACCGAAGAAGAAAACATCAACTATCGGAACTCAGACAGAGAAACCGAAAGAAGAAAAAAAGAAAGTCTTAGCGATTGAAGATAAAAAGAAATCTGATAAAACTTTCAAGGTTGAGAGAACTGAACGATCTAAAATGATAAATCAATTAAGTCAAGAAATTGGAAGGAAGTTTGATCCATTTAAGATTCTTGGAATAAAAGCGAGTCAAGAAAGTCCTGAACTAGTTAAAAAGAGATGTAGAGATTTGAAATTAATAAATCATCCAGATAAAGGTGGAGATAAAGAGAAGTTTGATATGATCCAGAAAGCCTGTGATGTTTTATTATCAACACAGACAATCTTAAAGAAAACTGAAAAGAAAACTGAAAAGAAAAAGAAATCGGAAGAAAAAAAGGATGAAGTATTAATTACCATGAGACCGATGCGTGGTCAGATGGTTGTAAGTGTGAATAATATTCAGAGTAGTATAGAAAAACAATTACCTGGATATGAAGGATATGACAGAATAAAATTAATTAAACTTCAACAAGATGCCTTGAAAGAAGGAAAAAGACCCACAATTGATATTTTAGTAAAAGATAATGAAGGAAAAGACTTACAGATTCAATTTGGTGTTGAAGGATCAACTAATTATGGAAAAAGAATTATCTTAAAGAAAAAGAAATCGGGAAACAATAAGGACTCGGGTGATGCCGTAAAGAAACCCGTTTCAGTAAAAGATATATTTGATGAATTGGTTGCTAATTCAGATGAAAAGATCCTTCCATTCACTTCTTATCCCACATCATCCATGTTAATGTATGCGGAAATATTAGAGAAAAATAAAAATGATTGTTCCCTTCCCGCTCCATTAATATTGGAGAGAATGAAAAATCTGGACATGGTTGGGTTTTTAAAAGAACATAGTGAAGAAATAGCGAAAGAAATATTCAGATGTCATAAACATAGTCAGGGAAAGAAGGCTGTTGTTCTTCCACTATCTTTTAAAAATAAAGCGAAAGGGAGTGGTGGTGGATCACATGCGAATGCTCTTGTATTTAATACATTACAGATGACAGCTGAACATTTTGAACCCCATGGAATAAGGGATTATGTCCCAGCCCGAAAAGGATGGTTGGAACTTGTTGGTGTAAATCTTGCGGGTGGAATTAATGCTATAAATAAATCATTAAAGAAAGTAGCGAAAGAAAAAGGATTTCCGAAGGCTTTTAGTTCTGGATTAAAATATATTAAACCTGTTGATGTCTGCCCATCTGAAAGTATGTATAAGAACTTTAAGGGTGTTCAGGGTAATGAATCAAGTAAAAAACCAGTTGATTTTGAAGGATTCACAATAAAAGAGAAGTCTGGATATTGTCAGTTATGGACATATTTTCTGTTAGATTTAAGATTGAAGACATTAGATCAATCACCACAAGAAGTCTTAAAAGAATATGCGACATATAGAGATAAATATAAAATTAGTATTAAAGAGAATCCGAATAAAACCATGTCGGGATTGATTCGTGGATATTCTAAAAATTATTTTAATATGATAAGAAAATTAATTAATGAAGGGAAGTTTAGTTTGGAAGAGTTTTTAAAATATAGAGATTGGAATGATGCTATTAAGAATTGGAAAAAAATGAGCGAAGATGAGAAAAAGACTCTAAGAGATATTAATAAAAAAGTTGAAGATTCTTTAATTGAAGAAGCCACTAAGAAGATGGAGAAAGTGATGAAGGATGCTCAGAAGTAAAACCCAGATTTGTAGATTTATATTATTATAATCTTTTCACAATTTTGGGTTTCTTGAAAACCATATATCCGTTGAGTTCATCATTCTGAATTATGTTTAATCTTAATAAAGCCATGAGACAATTAAGAAAGAATATATGATCAGATCTTCTAATGGGTTGATTATTATTTTTCCGATTCAATATCATATTACAGAAATGAATATAAGTTTTTATTTGAGTTTTAATATTTATTCCTTTTGATTTAAATATTAATTCTTCTCCTTGATTGAAATATCGTTGTAATGTTTTTTTATTAGATAATGGAAATGATGAAACGAGCTTTCCCTTGAAATATAAACATAATGATCCTTGATTTCCATAATAAATAGTCATTAATCTGTTATTATTATAATAAATAGTGTCTTTTTTAAGTAATAATCTGATTAAATTATAACTATTTAAAGATATTTATAACTAATTTTAAAATTAATTAGTCTTTAAGTGCTAAAATACTAATAATATCACATTATTCTCATATAATTACCATATTTTCGCTATTAAAACAATAATAATATAAGATTAAACCCATTTTTGTAGATTATCTATAATAATAATAATTCACATTTTTGGGTTTTATTAAAATATTAAAATAAAATATATTACTATATATATAAATGGATCAATTCACAGATATTCAGATTGTAGAAGCGAACCGACTTCATAGTGAAGAAGCTAAGGCTGGGAATAATGAAAACACTTCTCTATGGACTAACAATCTTCAAGATATATTAATGTTAAATCCGAAAGATCAAGTCTCTGTTCATGGAGCTTTCATTTCTGAAAGGGGTGTGGGACAATCTACTTCAATAGAAATTAAAGGAGAAGAACTCCCTGATGAATATTCTTTCACATATACGAATCTTTCCAGAACGATTGTTTCAGGTGATAGTATTAATAATGAATTACCTTCAAGAGCTTCAATCATAACAGGAGAGAATAAAACAGAAAGTTTAAAAATAAAAGATAATCAATTAAAGTTTGTTATTAATTATTTTATTCCTGCGAATGCTCAGAATTGTCTTCATCTCCCGAGAAGATATATGTGGAACTATGCTCAGGAAAGACTGAATATAACTAATAGAGATGACAGAAACAATCAAGGAGCGACTAGAACTTATTATAATCGTTCTAATTATTCTCTTAATAATGATCTATACCAGTCTCCCGCTTTTTATAATACACTCACAACATCGGGAGAAGGTGGAGAATTATTGAAACCCTTGAATGATAATTCAAGATATACTCTCATGATTAGAGATAAAACATATTTCACATCTAATTCTCTGGGAACTGATGATCTCCCCGATGTTGATATGAGAGATCCCGAGAATGCTATATATAGAACTTACAGAGAATTAAAAGAAATTGAAATCCCTGCGGGTTTTAATAGCCCCGAGTTTATTTCTACGGAAATATCTAGACAATTACAGAATATTATTAATGATCAAGTTTTAGTTCAAGATAATACTTCTACTGATCCTTACCCACAACCATTCATGAAAATAGTTGAAAGTGAAACTTATAAAGCTTTCTACACGGGAAATGTTGATGATATGACAGAAGATAATTTCCTTTATTATTTTAATCTTGATGGTCAAGGAAATACTGCTCCGAATAAAGGATATAGAACTGGACACACGAATGCTTCGGGTTTTGAATGGTTAAGACAATATGGAATTATAGCTTGTAAATATCCAGAGATTTATGAAACTGGGAGATTAATTAATATAGATGATGAGAATAATTATACTGGAATAAGGGGTGGAGAAGTTTATGCTGGAATTGATTTATCAACTGCGACGAAAGATACACCCATGAAACTTGCGATTGAATATAATGCTTCTAATTGTCAATTATTTAAGGATTTCTTTGATGCTCAGAAACTTTATCCAGAAATTATCACTAATTTAAATGATCCGAAAAGTGGATATAATCCAGGAAATACAATTGATAATACTAGATGGATTCATATTAATAGATGGAATTATGAAAAACAATCTCTCGCTAATCCTGTCAGCTTCGCTAAAACTCAATTGGGATATGGTGGATATTATGAACCGAGATCTTATGTTCCTGGCGGAACAACTCAACTTCAATCTCTATTACTTCCATTATATTTTGATAATTCACAAGAAGAAACTTTTTATAAAAATCCACAATACGGATTAAATCAATTCACTTATGGTTGTCTTGGAAAATGGTTTGAACCAGTTGGGAATAAATATTATATAGCTATATATCCTTTTAAACATGTAGCTAATGGGGTTGGTTCTCCCCCATTTGAAGAATTAAAAGCCACAGGAGATCAAGCCCCCATTTTAGTGGGGGGAAGAAGAATCGGTTTTGATCTTCATTTTAATGCCCCAGGAATGTATTATTTATTACCTTTATCTGGACACACAACTCACCCCACACCGCTTTCATCTTATTCATCAGAACTCGCCATATATAATGTTAATGATCCCACGACTAATGGAACATCACAAGTCCCAGAATATTATGGGAATCCTTATCAGAAACTTTTATATATTGGAGCTGATAATCCACAATTAAATTGGGATGGAACTAATTTTAATTTCTCATATTTTCATACTTCTATGAATCGGGGAAATCATAATCAAGCTGGACTTCCAGTTTTTCCATCTGTGGGAGTAGATGATAATGCCCAGGATGAAGTTTATAAAATAAATCCGATTGAACTATATAATGACTGGACACCAGATAAATGCCCTTATCCACAGGAATATGATATGAGAGTATTTCACACGATTTTTGCCGATAGATTTAAACTTCAACGACCGAACACGAATATTCCACCTTATCAGATTTTTGATCAATTATGTGGAATCATGATTGAAGATTTTGGAACAAGTGAAGATTTATGGACAAGATCTCTATGGGGATTACTTGGATTCAGTTATAAACAATTTCATGGAAGTAATAATAGACTCGTGAGAATACAACGGGGAAATGCTAATGATTTATCTTTAATGACTACGAATGCCGAAGTTGTTGAAGGAGACACGAAAATATTTTCAACTAATTGGGCTTCAACTCCGATGTATAATAATATGATTCAGACCCCATTTTCTATCAAGAAATATGATGATGCTGGAACTACTTTTGTCAGTTATAATAAAGTTATTCCGAATATTGTTCATAAAACAACATCTATGACAATTATAGCTGATAATCTACCCACAAGAATGATTCGTGGTTATTATACGATAAGAAGTAATATTCTAGAAGGAACACCATATATCGGGGGAAAAGTAAATAACACAACCATGCCCATTATCGGTGTCGTGAATAAGATTTCTAATTTTGGAGATTTCACATTCGGAGAAGAAAGCTCATTATCTTTCACAATTACTAAACCCATTCGCCTTGCTTCTATCTCTGTATCTGTTCATGATCCAGATGGATCTTATGCTAGAACAAGCGAACAATCAACAATATTATTTAAAATAACAAGACCA